GGAGATCATCCGCGCACCGATCCCTGTTGATATGAGGGCGCTCAGGGCGCTCAAAAGATCGCCTCTGGCTTTGGATGTGTATCTCTGGCTCACCTACCGGATGTTTTATCTCCGCAAGCCCACGATGGTGCGCTGGGAGTCTTTAAGCTACCAATTCGGGGCTGACTACAAGGTGCTGCGGCAATTCAAGGCGGCATTTCTGCGGGAGTTGAAAAAAGTCCTGCTGATCTATTCGGAAGCCAGGGTGCGGCCTGAAGCTACCGGCCTTTTGATTGCTCCGAGCAAGCCGCATATCAGTGCGAGGTGATGTGGAAAACTCTGTGATGGAATCAAGTTATCCACGCATAAACGGTGACGGAGTAGGCCAGATTCTACGCATAAACGGTGACGCAATAGGCTGTATTCTACGCATAAACGGTGACGGAGTAGCGCCATAAACATAAGCCAGGTAAGGGTTTTTCGGCTGCTCCTATAGTTCGGATCCTGTAGTTAAGAGTCCTGTAGTAGCCAGATGGCTGTTGATAAGTAGTTAAACTCAAATGGCGAAAATAGTAGGGATCATTCAGGTAAAAGGCGGCGTAGGTAGATCCACACTTGCCACCAATCTCGCTGCGTTATTATCGGAGCGGTTAAAAACGGTACTGGTGGATTGCGATATGCCACAAGGCACAGCCGCAAGTTGGTATGCACTGAGACAACAAGAGCAGCCAACAGAGTCTCTGACACTCACCACGACAGACAATCACAATGAATTAACCCGAGTAATCGAGCAGTTAAACGAAAGCCATGAGCTAATCGTGGTAGATGCTCCACCTCGAATAGCCGAAATAACCCGCGCAATTCTTATTCTTGCTGATCTATGCCTAATTCCTCTGGGTACTAGTGCAGCCGAAATCTGGGCCACAACTGATCTGCTTAACACCATCGAGGAGGCCAAAAAGGTAAAGCACCAAGTAGATGCACGGATTGTCTGGACGCGTTTCCGGCCTACCACAAGATCAGCGCAAGAATTAAGCGAGGCAGTGCATCGGGAGCTCAAGCTCCGAGAGTTAAAGAGCAAGCTCGGGCTTCGAGTAGCTTATTCCGACGCACTGGCACAAGGACGCACAGTAATGGAATGGCCTGATCCAGCAGCAAGAAAAGAGATCACAGCACTATCTGATGAGGTGTGGCGTATTCTTGCTAGGAAAAAATAGGGGGTAAAATGAAAAAAGTACCAATTAAGAAGCCGACTCTCAACACCTCTCAGGCGCTCAATTTTGCCACTGGGGGGGCAAAAGAGAGGAAAGCCACCACAGGCCCTCAACACCTCTCAAAAACCCATTACAAGCCAAATGAGGGGGCTTCTGGCTTGGTGCCGGAAGGTGACATGAGGCTCACCGCAAATATTAGAGAAAATCTCCACTTGAAACTCAAACTCGCGGCTGCACATCGGCATACCACTATTGGAGCCTTAATTGAGGAACTGGTAGAGAAACACCTATGAAAAGAGCCTTGGGCAGATGCCTGTCTCCGCCACGCTTTGATGGTGACAAGCGTCTACACCTACATGACCCCGATTATCAAAGCATCTTCGGTCGAAGAGTACTGGAATTACAATTGCCAGCTCCCCTACCAGAGACATCCCGTCTACTTTCAAACCATCCTGCACCGCCTCGCTCACTCTCGAGGTAAGCTATGGATTAAAGACTGCGGCCAAGACTGTGCTCTCTGGCCGCCGAGATAACGCGGGAGGTCTTACACCAGACCCTCTTAACAATCTCCTTATTTTTCAACATGTTTTGCGCGAAATTTCCCGTGAGCACCATTCTTAAGCACTAATGGTTTAAGCACCATTAGACGAAAATGGTTTCAAAAAATCTCCTAAAACGGAAACCGACCTTTCCACCTTACAATACTTTCTGGTGGAAAACTCACTTCTACAAGCTGGCTTTCTTACTACCATTTTTACTTGCTGGCTTCCCGCCTCCGCTATCTTATTCCACTTTACTTAATAAACTCCTAACTCTATGATGATTTCAACGGGCTGATAGCGGAGGCGGGAACCCCCGCCAACCTAAAGCCCGACTGGCTGACGACCTACGACCTGAACCCACGGAGGAAGAAAACCTATGGCTAAATACGCCGTTTACGTCTTCTGCAACGAGTGCTCTGATGTCCATCCAATGCGCATCTCAATCCACCTCAACGATGGGCCACCCGACAAGAAGAGTATTGGCGATACCTACAAAGGAAGGGATTTACCACCGCACATTGCTACCTTACGTAATAATATTCTTTCCTGCCCTAAAACCGGAAAGACCTTCACCCAGAAGGATAACGACCAAATCTTTCTGGTGCCCATCGAATAGCGATAGCAACCCTAATCTATGACCAAAGGCCCCCAGAAATCATAAGGCGACCGAGACGACCAAAACTAAAGGAGGAACTACCAAAATGACTGAGAGAGCCAGGTATGTATTTTCGGCCAAGACCAGCGCAGATGGCAACCCCTGGATTTCCATGGAACCCCTCAACAAGCGTTTGAGCATCCTGGAAAAGGGGTTTCTCGGGTTCGACCTTCCACTAGGTACAACCCCACAGAGAGCCAGGGAAATTGAGCAATTCTTAAATGACAACCTCACCTTCCTTACCTACACATGACCAAATCCCCCCAGAAATTATAAGGCGACCGAGACGACCAAACCCAAAGGAGGAATAATTTATGATTACATTGGTTAGAAGATTCTCCGTTACCCTCAAAGGAAGCTCCGAATTCCTTCCAGTTCTCTTTATCCAAGAGGATCCCGCAGATCGGACACTACTATTCTATTGCGTGGTGAGCTCCAAAGGGGAACATCTTCTCATTAACCCCACCGAAGGCCCCACAGCGGTTACCTCGGTCAGAGCAGACGACTAACCCAAACCATTAAGTTACCCCGCCGCCCCACCGACCGAGACGACCAAACCAACTTTCAAAAGTGGTTAGGGGGTAAAGATAGCGGCCAGTAATCCGGCAGGAGGAGGGGAGAGGCCTACAAAAAAATCATGTTCAAAGGCATCAACTTAAACGAAGCCGACCTAAACCTTACCCGCACTATTGGACGCTTCAAATTTCTCACCCGTCCCCACTTCAAGACACATATTTCTCAAACGAGGAGACAGCAAAGAAACGGCTTTCTACTCTGACAAAAGCGGGGATCATCTCCCGCGTCTTTTTCTTTCCAATAACCCTAAAAGGTTTTCGCCAACCTACCGCCGCATACTACTTCTCACCTCAAAACCAAAAGAACCTTCAAACCTACCTTTTCCGCCGAGCACAGGCATCACTCTGGGAGGATCACTTTCAAGAACTCCCGACAAATTCAAAAAATCAATTCTCCCCGTTTTTCCTTTCCCACGAGATAGAGCTTTCAAGAGCCTTAATTGAGGAACTGGTAGAGAAACACCTGTAAAAGCTATGTGTACTATTCAGAAACACCTTTTCGCCCACTAGATAAATATATACTTACCTCAGTATTTGCATACCTAAGTCGATATTAAAGACCCCAGGGGCCTCTTATGCCCAAGCACAAGGTGCGCCCGAATTAGCCAATTTAGCCAAGGAATTGCAACTTAGGGCAGAACGCAAGGCGGGAGAGTTTCTTAAGAACAATGATGAGATAGGGAAGGGAAAGAAATCCGTCAAGCTGAAGGATTTAGGGATTGAGGAAAATCAGTCAACCCGCTGGCAGCTTGAGGCTAAGGTATCTGAGAAAAGATTTGACGAATGGATAGCAGAAGCTAAAGAAAAGGGTAGCGAGTTGACAGCCGCCGTAAGAGCCTGACTTGACCCAAGGCGAGGGGGGGATATTAAATACGACACCGTGTCGCTTTTGCGGGGATGGTATTCAAGAAGATCGCAGGGGAGCGGGGGGCTTGTCAGAGCTTCCCCGTTTCCCGTTAGGCCGGTATGAAAGTTACCCACACAACCCTTCTAGCCGGGTTGGATTGTCAAGTCGACTTGACGGTCCTATAACTTGGGCTCACCATTTCCCGCCTTGCGGGCTCATTCATACGAATATGGCGCTCCAGGAGCCTCTAGGATTGACGATCTCGACCGGGGGTTTGTGTCGAGTACCACCCCTTGCTGCTCTATACGTCCGAGCCAAGGGCAGCGCGGTTGACAGCGTAAAATATTTCATTGAGTGCGGAATCAAGCTCAAGGCTGTTAAAGACTCGCTGACTCATGGCAAATGGATTCCTTGGTTAGAGGAAAACAAAGAGGTATTGGGATTTAAAGAAAGGGCATCGCGGTATCTTCTGAAAGCGGCGGAGAGATATCGGCAGTCAACTGCCGATTTGGAGGAGTCTGAGGCTTTGCAAATGAGCCGTCGAATCTGGGACAACGACGCAACGGGCCTCAAAGGCCACGTTTCGAAAGATAGAAATTGGTACACACCGGTGAGATGGCAGTGAAGACGGTCAAGCAGGAGCGAAGGCGGGCGAAGGCATTCTTGAGCAGTGTCGTAATTTGAATTAGTTTGTCGGTTTTTTCAAGTCTACATACGCTCCACAGACCGTGCATACGACATCACCCGTATCGTGGCCCTCTATTCGTTCTTTCTGTGTGTCAGGGTGTTCGCATGAAGGATTCCCTTTTTTTGCCCATTCTTGCCGTAATTTATTAATTTGACTTAAGTTCACAACAACCTCCGTTAGATCAGATCTTCAATATCCCACAATCTATTCTCGAGATGAAAGAGAAGGTGAATTCGGATTTTAGAAGTAAAGAGATCGGAGCTTTATAACCGGCCTGAGAATCCTTAAAAACGTATCCTCGCCATTTTCATGTTGTGTCCAGACGCAGTGAGCAATCCAATCCACAAATTGAAGGCCGTAGTCAGTCGAGCTATCCGTTGGGAAGTGCTTTATTTGCGCTGGGCAATCTTTTTCGAACCACAACTTAATCTCAAGGTAATCTTTGAGTGAATTTTGGCTTTTCACTTTGATGCTCCGCTCATCTGTAATTAGGGTAAAGTTTCCCTCCTGAGACACATAGTCGGGAATAACCAGTCCTAACATGTAATTGTAGAGCTTGTTTGAATCCTGGCGTATGTGGGCTTGGACATTAACCTTATTCACGGTAATTACATCGAGCTTGATTTCGGGATATCTGGTAAGCAAGTCTGTGGCCATTTCACAGAAAAGCTGTTGTTGTAAATCACTGGCCTCCGAGGCTTTTTTCTCAGACTGCCAGGCGTATTTCTTGTACAGGCTAGCGATTATTTTCTCAGGGCGCCGATAGTGGGGGCGAGGGACAATCAGGCAAACAACAGTTAGATAGCGGCTTGAACCTCCCTGGCGAAATGGTCGGTCGAAACTCCAGCCTAAGTCTCCACTCTCATCAACGAGAATTTTCACCTGAAAAGCCGGTAGGTAAAATTGGCAAAAAAAAGCTGATAGTGCCTAAGGCCGACATGTTTGCAACATGCTTATGATAGCCCTCCCGAAGAAGGGCCGTCACGGTCACTTAGGACTTCTCTACCAGCATCGCTTTTGTACCCCAAAACTTGATGGGTTTCAACCCCCCCCCTTGGCGTATTCCATCACCCCCTAATCAGGGCTGTCAACCTGATATTTTCCTTGGGTTTAGACTGAATTGGAAGTATGTTCAGGGCTTAACGGCCCCCTACCTGGGGATCATTACCCCAGGGACAAGGCTTTAAGGTGAGGCTTGCACGAAGTCTCGCCGCCCGCGAGCCTGGGGGTCGGTTTCTTGCGGGAAATTCCTCGAGCGGGGGAGGAAGTGAAATCTAAAAATAGCCAGCCAGGATCGACAAGGGCAATACCGGAAGAGCTACGGTTAAATCTTCTTCCGTGGGTTGCCAATTTTAAAAAGGACTTGGACAAGCTGAAGAATGTCAGAGAAAACTCCGGTCTTGGGTCAAGGGAATATGATAAGCTGAGAGCAGAGATAGAGACGAATTGGGAACTACCCTATCTCCCCGATTCTGTAGTGGACGGAGCCCCCTTTGGTATTCCCGATATCCTCCCTTTTTGCACTCCGGTCAGAATAAAAACTCAATCCATAATGGATGGTAAGAAGGACCCCCGCAAGGGCTTCTATTGCCGTGATTGCGGGCGCTTATTTCGAAAATGGGTAAAATCCGATGAAGGATACTATTGCTACAATTGCGGTTGTATGGCGAAGAAGGTGATTCAGAAACCAAAAGGTATTGTCCACCACGCTTGCGGCGATAGAGTGGCAAAGGTTAAAAAGGGGGAATTGAGGGTAGCAGGTGGACGGGCGAAATGTCCAAACTGTGGCAGTAAAAAAACTATTCTGCGGGAGACGTCGGATGAGAGGATAATTGAGGTGAAAGACAATGTCTTGCAGCTGGAAATTGACACTCGCTTTACCAGAAAGAGAATTTTAGAGGAGGTAGAAGCAAGGCTATCGGCTTTGGAAATATTGGGCCAAATTATACCCAACAAGGCAAGGAGAAGAGCTGACAAATACTTGGATTATTGGAATTGCTATCGTTTGAAAGAAAAGAGGCTTTCTCTAGGGAATATTGCAAAGGAAGTTTACCCCGGTGAATGGACTGAGTTGCCCGAATTGCCTTCGGATCAGGTCGCGAGAATAGTTGGGCCTTCTCACAAAGAGATAAAAGAGAGGGCAAGAAAGTACCGGCAAGAGGGCAAATACGCTGAAAGATACTCTTATCTAGCAGCTGAGCGTGATTTGGAAAAAGAAAGATGGGATCAGATAAAGGTCCAGGATACGACCTTACAAAAGGACCTCTTGAATCGACTTCGGAAAAGAGAAGCTTTACGTCAAAAGGTTTGGCGAAACATACAGCAGGTTGAACAATTGATAGACTCCCTTAATAAAGAATCTCACCTAAAAGTCTAGCCTTCTTCCGGGTTCAAAAAATAAGAAAAAATAATTCGTGACAGCATACTAGCTGCCTTAATTCACCTTGTGTGGTTTAAGGTTAGTATGTTTACGCCAATTGCAGACGCCGCAAGAGAGCTTCGGATCAGCGAGAGGTTCCTCCGTCAACTGATTTCTGAGCAAAAAATTCCTTTCTATAGATTGAGCCCCCGGACGTTACGGGTGGATTTGGGTGAAATTCGAGATCTTATGCGCCTGATTGCTGAAGGTAAGGCGAACGAGGCTCAGGATGGCAGCTGAAATTGTTGTGCGCATTGGCGCCGATGGCGTGAAATCCATCGAACCTCTTGCCTCTACTGAGCAGGAGGAAAAAGAGGCATTACTTGAACGGATACGCCCCTGTATCGACGTGGCCGATGCCATCTTGAAGCGGGTCAGCGCAGGGCCACGGGGATGAGCAAACTCCTCATTCCGAATACTTAAATGTCGCGCTTTAGAAAAGTAGATCCACGCTTCTGGAAGGATGAAAAAATCATACCCCTTCCTCCAACGGAAAAGTTGATAGTTCTATACCTCTTCACTGGCCAGTCCAACCGGATCGGGCTTTTTAGTTTCTCGCCAGGCGAAGCTGCAGAGGACTTGAGCCTTTCGCCGGAAACGTTTCGGGAACGTTTCGGGAACGTTTGCCAGACGTTAAATTTCGGCTGGGATGAAACCTTCAGAGTCCTGTATCTTCCGACATGGTGGAAGTACAACCCGCCGGAGAATGTGAACAACGTAATTGGCAATTTGAAGGACCTTGAGGGTGTGCCGAATTCATCGCTTATTGGAAGGTTTATCAATAACTTACAATACCTGTCAGAAGAGCTACGGGAAACGTTTACCCAAACGTTAGCGAAACGTTACCCCCAAGGTTACCCCAAACGTTCGCCATCTCAGGAGCAGGAGCAGGAGCAGGAGCAGGAGCAGGAGCAGGAAAAAGAAACGGCTTCGCCTGATCTCTTTTCCCCCATTGTTGAGAAAACCATCCGCCGCTTAAACGAACTGTCCGGCAAGCACTATCAACCCAACTCCAAAAACATAACCAAGGCCCTCCGAGCCCAACTTAAAGAGGGTTTCACCGAGACTGATTTCCTTCTCGTCGTAGACGACCGCTGGCGACGATGGAAAAACAGCTCAGAAATGCGGCAGCACTTCAACCCGGAAACTCTATTCCGGCCGTCAAAGTTTGAGAAATACCTCACCGAAGCAAAGGACGCGAACGGAAGGGGCGGGGAACAAACGGGGGGAGGTTTTGTCGGATGATGAATTTCGCCGAGCACGGAATTGAGATCCCACACTCTGCGCCCGGACCCGAAGTCGCCACGCCTTGTCCTCGATGCAGTGGCGAGCGCCGAAAGAAGAACGCAAAGTGCCTATCAGTAAATCTCGATAAAAAAGTGTGGCATTGCAATCATTGCGGCTGGGCTGGCTGCCTGAGCGAAGCCGCAGAGCGGCCACGCGAACCGCGTCATTGGCACCGACCGCAATATCGCCTACCCGACCCACGCCGGCAACTTACCCTACCGCAGAACGCTGTCGACTGGTTCCATGCTCGCGGAATCACAGACGCCGTGCTCTCACGAAATCGCATTGACTACGGCCTCGCGTACATGCCCCAGGTCGAAGACCACGTTGAAACGTTAATCTTCCCATATTTACGAAACGGCGAGCTTATAAATCGCAAGTACCGGACGATCTTTGGGAAGCATTTCCGTCTCGATGTCAACTGCGAGCTTCTGCTTTATGGGGTTGATGACATTGACCCGGAAAAGTCCCTCCTTTGGGTCGAGGGCGAGATAGATAAACTCAGCCTGGAAGTCGCTGGGTTCCGCTCCGTCGTATCAGTTCCGAACGGTGCCCCGGCGCCTGGCTCGAAGAGCTATGATGCACTATTCAACTTCCTCGATGCCGATCGGGAAAAGCTGGGGATGGTAAAAAAACACATTATTGCGGTCGATAGCGATGGTCCGGGCGCCCGACTTGAGGAGGAACTTACGCGCCGGCTCGGTCCCGAGAAATGCTCCCGCGTTCGCTGGCCGGAGGGGCGCAAGGACGCAAACGACGTACTTGTGAAAGACAGCATCGAGGACTTACGCTGGTTCATTGAGAATGCCGAGCCGTTCCCGATCGAGGGAGCGTTCGAGTTCTCTGATCGCCGCGAAGACGTGTTGCGCCTCTACGAGCACGGCTACGAGCACGGCCACCTGACCGGCTGGCGGGAGCTCAATCGGCTGTATACGGTGCGGCCTGGGGAAATCACTGTCGTCACAGGAATCCCATCGAGCGGAAAATCGAACTTCGTTGATGCGCTTCTCGTGAACCTTGCGCGTCTGCACGGCTGGAACTTCGCGATATTCTCACCCGAGAACCTACCGCTTGAGCAGCACATGGCCGCGATCTCAGAGAAATACGTCGAGAAGCCGTTCCACGAAGGCCCAACTCCACGGATGACCCGCGAGGAGCTCGAAGCCGGGATGCAATGGGCCGGCGACCATTTCACCTGGATCATGCCGAGCAGCGAAGACGATTGGACCGTTGATAAAATCCTTACGACCGCTGGCCAGCTGTGCCTGCGGAGGGGAATCCGCGGACTAGTGATCGACCCCTGGAATGAGCTTGAGCCACTTCGCCCGAACGGGATGACCGAGACCGAGTATGTGTCGCAGTGCCTTAAACGGGTCCGTGTCTTCGCGCGTCAACGTCGTGTTCATGTGTGGATCGTCGTTCACCCGGCGAAGCTCCGCCGTGCCGACAACGGTGAATATCCAGTGCCGACTTTGTACGACTGTTCGGGCTCTGCGCATTGGCGGAATAAGTGTGACAACGGCATCGTTATCTGGCGTGACCTTTCCGGATCCGACACAGATGAGGTCCAGATTCACGTGCAGAAAATCCGATTTCGACAGATCGGAAAGCGCGGAATGGTACGGCTTTACTACGAGTCGGCCTGTGCAACCTATAGCGAGCCTGATGATATTCGGGAAAGGGATTTTACCCAGTCCAAAGCCGGATGAAAGAGGGCCAATGGCGACAACGGATGACCCTATTGTAAGTCGGGAGCAGTGGGAACCAGAGTTTCGGGGGTATCGCGACATAGTCCTAAACAGGTCACCTGGTTTTGACCCCAAGTGGCTCCAGGCGAATGACCCCAGTCTCAATTATGAGATCCGCCTTGCAGAAGACCGAATTGACGGGCTGGACAATGTCCCGCTTTCCAAAGTGATGGAGCTCGTGGGGGAGTGGCGGAAGCTAATCCTTGAGGCGGAACTCAAACGGAAAGAGGCAAGAAAGAAGGCACAAGAGCGAGCACTCTCTCGTAGTCAATCGAGCCCAGAGCATGAGGGAGGGAGATTAAAAGAGCGGGTAGAATCCACTGGGATTGATCGGATGATCATGATCGCCCCAACTAAAGGGCCCGGGGAGGCCGATGAAGGCATGGAGCTAATTTCTCCCTGGTTCCAGGCGTCAATCATCGACCTTGGGTTAACATCCGAAGAAAGAGAGAAGACCCTGTTTGACCTAAGGGCAAACCCGAAATATCAAACCCCACCTACGCGGGAGGAAATTGTAATCAGGGAAAAGGGTATCGAGCTTAATTCGCACCTGCCTGACCATGAAGAGCGAAAAGCAGCCCTGGCCAGACTTAAGAAAGCGTTAGGGTATTAGGGACCGCCACAGCAGGAAAACGTAACGTAAGGGCATGGAAAACCACCGTTAAATCACCGTTATGAGACGCGCAGGACAATTCAAGCGTAATGATCCTCGGTCAGCAAAGGGCGGGAAGCGTAACCCTCCTGGCGGCCGGCCAACCAAGCAACAACAGGAAGTGAAAAAGGCCGCAGCGAAGATGGTTCAGGCTTACATCGAGGAGCACATAGAGCCCGTTCTGAAGGCATACTTCAAGCTCACCCAAGGCCGCGAGGTTAAGCACTATGACCGAGATGGGAAACTTGATTACACGGAAGAAATAATCGATGGTTCAACCGTGCGCCATTGGATTGATAAATTCGTTCCAGCCGCCAAGCAGGAAATTCAATTCACGGGGGATTTTAAATTCAAGATCCGCCAGGAAGTGATTAATAGGATCTTAGGCCGGGAAAACAATGAAGTTTAATTGCGAAGCACTGCTCCAGTATCTCGGGAATCCGAAGATCACCAGCGAAGAGAAACAAGCCCACCTAGCTGAAGCGGCAAAGCAGGATCTTGGTGTGTTCCTGTTTGCCATAATGGATTTCAAAGATATTGATGCCCCCTTCCTGGATGAGTTTATAAGGCGAATCGAAGAGGAAAGAGACCGGGATTTATTCCTGCTCCCTCGATTCCATTTCAAGACCAGCATCTTTTCCGTTGGTGCCTCTATCTGGTCAATCATCCGAGACCCTGAGCGAAGGATAGGGATAGGCAGTTGGTCACTGGCCAAAGCAAAGGATTTCGTAAGGGAAATCAAACTTACTTGCGAGCAAAAGCCAATCCTTGCGGCCTACTATCCGGAAGTCTTTTACGATAATCCCGGCAAGGAAAGCCCAAAATGGACCGAAAACGAGCTGGTCTTTAAGCATGAGGGTATCTACAAGGAGGCCAGCATTACAGCCTTTACGCTTGAATCCCTGCCCACCGGTCTCCACTTCGATGATATCCGCGTGGATGATGCCGTAGTACCCGAGAACGTGACCACCAAAGATATGATGGATAAGGTTAAAAATGCGTTCAAGCTTCTCCGGCCTATCCTTTCACCAACAGGTACTCTCCGGGTAGCTGGCACCATCTATGACTTTGGAGACCTTCACCGAGACCTTGAGAAGGCCTCAGAGTGGAGGACTTATAAACGTCACGCGATAGAAGATGGAAAGCCCATACTCCCATCAAAGTTTACCGTGGAAAAGCTGGCAGAGATCCGGCGCGACGTCGGCCCTTATATTTATTCCTGCCAGTACGACCTGGATCCCATCGACCCCGAGACTGCACTCTTCAGGAAGCGCAATATCCAGTATTTCGACACCTGGCGGCCGGGAAGCTATCGGACAATTATTACCGTGGACCTCGCATTTTCCGAGAAGCGAACCAGCGATTACACGGTCTTACTGCACACCAAGACTGATTCATTCCGCAATCTGTATGTCAGTGACTACATACGAGCACACCTGGAGATGGGTAATTTTCTGAATGCGTTATTTGATATGGCGGCCTATGTTCAGGGATTAACTGCCGTGGGAGTGGAGATCCTACCAAGCGAGACCGAGCAAAACTCGGCTATTATTCATGTGATCCGGGAAGAGATGAGAAAACGCGAGCAGTTTTTTACCCTTACGGCAATCAAGCCACATCGAGATAAAGTCACACGGACCCAATCCCTGCAAGCCCTATACTCTAACGGCATGGTGTTTATCCGTAAGGAGCACGTGGAGCTCGAGGATGAGCTGCTGCGCTTCCCAAAGGGGGAGCATGACGACCTAGTGGACGCGCTTGCCTACGCAGCAGGAATCATGCAGGAGCCCAGGCGGAAGCCCGTTCCTCAGCCCGAGCCATCCGAGCCTTTAATCGGCTATTGAGAATCAGGAGGATTTTTATGGGCCTTTTAGATGACATACTTGGAAGAGAAAATCCGGGGGCAGCACGAAAAAAGCGGATCGACGACGATACTTTCCGGCGGTCAGTGATCGCCAATGCCGCAGCTTTCTCAGCTATGGAAAAGGCCGGCTTAGATATCGGCCCGCAAGGACGACAGTTAGTCGCCGCGGCAAAAAGGATGGGACTGGTAATGCCCTTGAAGAAGGGCCTTCCCCGGAGTGTCCAGGGGGTCCCGGTCCAGGGACAGGAGCGCACACGCCAGATCCTTGAGCAGCTCTCCGGCTTGTTTGCCGGCAAGGTCCGTACCCCTCAACAGGCGTTCGGCGTCATACCCAAGCTGCCGCCTAATACGCCCGATCTAAGGCTTGGAGGCATAACACCTCCCAGGGGCGGCCTAAGACGCACCCGGATCGGGGAGGAGCGCGGCTTGTTTCAGGGGCGGGATAATGACATCAACGATCTGCTCGACCTTGGGGACCTCTTCGAGTAACCCAAAGGGCAAGGTGGTCTGCCATGAAATCCCGAAGTGGATCCTTGAGGAACTCGGTCAGGCAGAGAGAAGGCCAACGGACCGGGACAAGCTCCGGCTCCTGTTGATTCATGAAAAGGGGGAGGACTTGGGTAAGGCACTAGTGGTGACCCGGTTGGGGCAGTTTGGAGATTGATTTCTGGGGACCGTTAACGCTTTGAATTCATCGGTTAAGGGTAAGGTGGCTGGAGAGGACCGAAAGTCTTTTAACAGGCCTATTACGCGGCAAAGAGAAGTACAAATGAGGATGGTCTGCATCAATTGCGGGGAAGAGATCCCGGCTCGTAAGGTCAAAAAGGCCAACGCGAAGGCAAAATATTGCGGTCCTTCTTGTCAGAACGAATACTGGAAAAAGAAATATGCCGGTCAGAACACGATCTGGGGCGTATCGTCAGCTACGGTCGGAGCCATAAATGAGCTGCGAGTGAGCGTCGATTTGCTCCGACGCGGCTATTCGGTCTTTCGCGCTCTGAGCCCGAGTTGTCCTTGTGACTTGGTGTTGCTTAAAGATGATGCCGTGTTCCGGGTGGAAGTCACAACAGGCCACAATAGCTCAAATGGCCGACTCTACTATCCGAAAAAGGACCTGCGACTCTATGACATTTTGGCTGTAGTGATCTCGGATTCAATTATATATTTCACTGAGCACGCGGATTTGAAGGCGTTAACCCCTGGCCTGAAAAACGGGGATGGTCAGGATAAGGCCCAGAGTGAGATCGTTAACCCTGGAGCCATTTAGAGCGAAATTTCCATGAGGGAAGCGAGGAAAACCCTTTTGGAGTCCATAAGCCATGCAGTAGGGAAAAAGATCGAGGCTTTAAAAAGCAAATAAAAGGCTAGTTTTTAATTATGGTTTCTTCTCCTTTCTATGCTCGTTCGTCAGCCCTTGACAAGGGCATACTAATTGTCTACAATCATATATGTATACAATCAGAGAGGGAGGATGCTATGGAAACACTGGCGACAGGTTACGTTAGGCGGAGTAAGGAGAGCAATGCGAAAACCGTTTCCCTGGAGGAGCAGACCGAGAAGATCATCTCCTATTGCAAGGAGAAAGGCCTGGGGTTGGTTGGCATTGTTACGGATGATGGAGTGAGCGGCGGCGATCGGGATAGACTGGAGAGGCTTGAAGCCATGGTACGAAAGCACAAGTCACGGGCCGTAGTTGTTTACCACCTGGACAGATTCGCACGGGATGTGGCTGCTCTACTAGACAAACTGCGGGCCTACAGGCGGCGAGGTGTCAAGTTACACGTTGTCGGACGTGGTGAGATCGAAGTTGATACCGCCACAGGATTCTTGGTGACTGGCGTTGAGGGTTTGATGGCTGAACACTACCGCCGTCTTATCGGAGAGAAAACAAAAGACGCACTGGCAAGACTCAAGGCAAAAGGGAGGCGATTTTCCCGCTTCGTTCCTTATGGCTACCGGTTCACCAAAGATGGCGTACATCTGGTACCGGACCCGGAGGAGCAAGAGGTCATCAAGATCATCTGGACAGTTAGGGGGAGTGTGCGGAGGATTTCCAGGGAATTGGCGGCAAGGGGCATCGTAGCGCGGAACGGCAAGCCTTTTTCTCCTGCGAGTCTTTGGCGGATTGTTTCTAACAGGACGGTTAGAAACACAAAAGCGGCCTGATTAGCTATGGGAAAGAGGCAAAAAGGCCGGGGGGGTAAGAGAGAAGGAGCCGGTAGACCGCTTAACCCTCGCCCTTACGCTACTGTAGCCCAAGAGGGGCTTCCCGGTACATGGACCAGGGCCACGTTCATTGTCAGAAAGAATCACGTTAAGGGTCTGAAGGCTCTAGCTCTGAAGCAAGGAAGGAGGCTCAAAGAGGTTCTGGACGAGATCTTGGTCAATGCCTTGTGACCGATAGGCGCGTTTCCTAAATAGCTGATTTAAAGAAGGGGGCTGAGAGGTTGAATCTCTCGGCCTTTTTTCGTTTATTCGATCTTTACCGGCTCAAAGTTGAATTTTATTGTAAGCGAATCTTTGGTAGTGTATATAAATATTTACTTACCTAAGACAAAAGCCAAAAGCCGGATAAGGCAAAAGGCAGAATGTCCCAGATCAAAATTCCACCCTCCATCGATCATTTGATTACCGAGGCGCTGGCTATCGAGGCCGAAGAGGCCAGGGATGCAGGGGCGCTTGGGTTTATGGCTCGTGCTATGGTTCAGGCCACCTTGCCGCACAAGCAGGTTGCCGGAAACGAATTCACCCGTACCAACGGCAATTTCAGTCTCACCTTGCTGGCACCGTCAAAGATCGGCCTACCCTATGGATCTATTCCGCGCCTGTTGCTTTCATGGATCACCACTGAGGCGGTAAAGACTCGGGAGCGGGAGCTGGAGCTCGGTCACTCTTTATCTCAATTCATGGGGGAGCTCGGCCTGGTGCCAACTGGTGGCCGATGGGGATCGATTACTCGACTTAAAAACCAGATGCAGCGCCTCTTTGCCTCAAGTGTAACCTGTACCTACGACGATGGGGTCACCTGGGCGCTCGAATCGGTTAATCCAGTGGATTCAGCGCGGCTATGGTGGGAGCCGAGAAATCCGGATCAGGCGGCGCTTTGGAAAAGTATCATTACCCTGGGCGAGCGGTTCTATCAGGAGATCATCCGCGCACCGATCCCTGTTGATATGAGGGCGCTCAGGGCGCTCAAAAGATCGCCTCTGGCTTTGGATGTGTATCTCTGGCTCACCTACCGGATGTTTTATCTCCGCAAGCCCA